CGATTAGCCCAACAGACAGGCTAACGAGAGCCAACCCATCTGCCGAATATACTCGTTTTCTCAACGAATATATCAAGCTACATAAAACCAAGGCATTTGATGGTCGTAGCATTCGCAAGTTTATCGGTACGATTACCAAACTAATACACGAACATCAGTGTAAAACCTTATTAGATTACGGTGCAGGCAAAGGTACGCTGTACACTGACCAATATCACAAGCTAACCGATGATATTGACCAACCATTGCAAGCGTATTGGGAACTCGATGAGGTCGCGTTATACGAGCCTGCAAGACCGGGCTATGACCAATTACCTAACCGCACATTCGATGCGGTCATTTGTACGGATGTGTTAGAGCATATCCCGGAAAGTGACTTGGGATGGGTCATTGACGAGTTATTTAGCAAAGCAAACAAGTTGTTATTTTTAAATATTGCAACGTTTCCAGCTATGAAAAAATTTGCAGATGGTACAAACGTTCACATTTCAATATTTAATTTTTTGTCGTGGTTACAGTTTATAGAACCAATTCAAAAACAATATCCTTATGTGACAGTTCATGCGTATTTTGACGAAATAACTGAAAATGGAATAGGTAAAACTAGTGGATATCAATTAAAGGGTAGAGATGCCAACAATCAAAATTCCGTACAAACCGAGACCATTGCAGCTCAAAGCGCATAATAGAAAAGAACGATTTGCACTGTTAGTTTGCCATAGAAGATTTGGCAAAACTGTATTTGCCATAAACGAGTTAATTCGATCTGCAATTACTTGTAGACAAGGCAACCCAAGATTTGCCTATTTAGCTCCCTTATATCGACAGGCAAAGGCAGTAGCGTGGGATATGTTAAAACATTATTCTCGACCGATTCCGAACATGCAGTACAACGAGGCGGAGTTGAGAGCAGACTTTCCAAACGGCGCAAGAATCTCGTTACATGGTGGAGACAACCCAGATCATCTCCGGGGCTTGGGGTTCGATGGCGTAGTGCTTGATGAGTACGGGCAAATGTCAAATCGATTGTGGACAGAGATAATTCGCCCGGCTTTGGCAGATAGAAAAGGTTACGGTATCTTTATCGGTACACCAAAAGGGTACAATTCGTTTTTTGATTTATACGAACACGCAAAAGACGATCCAGATTGGTATGTGGCAGTGAACCGAGCAAGTGACACTGGTTATGTAGCCGAGACCGAGTTGGAAGCGGCACGCAAGCAAATGTCAGATGAGACTTACAATCAGGAGTTCGAGTGTAGTTGGACGGCGGCAGTACAAGGGTCTTATTACGGGCGACTGTTAGAAGAAGCGCAGAAAGAACAACGGATAGGGAAGGTTAACCACGACCCCGGCTTACTGGTCAATACTTGGTGGGACTTAGGTATGGGCGATGCAACGGCAATTTGGTTTGCACAAAAAAACGGTGCAGAAATACGCCTGATTGACTATTACGAGGCGACAGGTGAACCGTTAAGTCATTACGTTAATGTTTTAGAAGAAAAAGCAAAAGCAGGCGAGTGGAAATATGATTCGCACGTTTTACCGCACGATGTGAGGCAACGTTCACTCGACACCGGGCGTACACGAGTTGAAGCGTTAGAAAGTTTAGGAGTGACAGTTGATATCGTGCCACAGCACAAAGTTGAAGATGGCATTGAGTCTGTGAGGCGTAATTTAAAAAACTGTTGGTTTGACGAATTAAGGTGTAAACGCGGTTTAGATGCGTTGCGACAATACAAGGCGCAATATGACGAAGTAAGACGGACTTTTCGTTTAAAACCCGTACACGATTGGGCTTCTCATGCCGCAGACGCTTTTAGATATGGTTGTATGCACGTTCCTATAAAGTACGAGTGGCAACCGTTAGATTATGAAAATCAAGGAATTGTTTAATGGCAAAATCATCACCAATATCTGACGAACAAGTTGCGGCAATTTGCCGTAGTGAAATTGACAGTGCGGCTGGAACAGCATCAGGTGAAATATCGCATGAGCGTGCAGAAGCACTTGATTATTACTATGGCGAACCTTACGGCGATGAAGCAGATGGTCGTAGTCAGGTAGTGACTCGTGAGGTTATGGAGACTATTGAATGGATTATGCCGTCACTTGCACGCATATTTACAGACAGTGACAATTTAGTCACGTTTGACCCGGTAAACGAGACCGACATTGAGCAAGCTAAATTAGAGACAAAAGCGTGTAATTATGTTTACTGGAAACAAAATAGAGGATTTTATAATACCTATACGATGTTAAAAGATGCTTTGTTAAGCAAAACAGGTATTTTAAAAATATATTGGGATGATACAAAAGAAGAAACCAAAGAAGACTATGAAGGTTTAGACGAAATTCAACTAGGTGAATTATTAGCTGACCCGTTCACACAAAGAGAAATATTAGAGATTGAAGAAGGTGAGTTAGGTTTATTAAATGTTACTTTTAAAGTAACAGAAACATCAGGAAAAGTTGTAGTTGAGCCTGTCCCACCAGAAGAATTTGGGATTGCGAGGTATGCTAGAAGCCCTTATGTAGAGGACACTAATTTTTGTTTTCATCGCACGTTAAAATCGTTTACTGAATTAGTGCAAATGGGTTATGACATTGAACTAATACGATCTTTACCTTATGACGAAGCGGCACAGACAGAAGAAGAATTAGCCAGAAGAAATAAAACAGACGAAGAAGAACCTTTTGACTACGTTTCGCAAGAGTCAATGCGGAATTATTTTATTACTGAGTGCTACATTAAATGCGATAGAGACGGCGATGACATTGCAGAATTATTGCGAGTAACATTAGCAGGCGGTCACTATACTGCAGGCAGTAGTCGTTTGTTAGGTATTGAAGAAGTAGACAACATGCCGTTTGCAACGGTCAGTCCCATTCTTATGCCGCACAAATTTTATGGCATGAGCCTAGCCGATGTCACGATGGATTTACAGCGTATAAAATCAGTATTGTTGCGCCAAATGTTAGATAACACATATTTAGCAAATAACAGTCGTACAGCAGTTAACGATTCGCATGTAAACATGGATGATTTACTAACATCTCGACCCGGTGGTGTTGTGCGATTCAAAGGTGAAGGAGCAGCAGGACAATATATCACGCCGATTCCTCACAATAGTTTGCCGCAAGAGGCTTATTCAATGATGGGTTATCTCGATGATGTGAGAAAACAACGTACAGGAGTGGGAGACGAAGTTGCTGGTTTAGATAAAAATGCTTTAGCTAATGTTAATACAGGGGTTGCGGCTTTAGCTTATGACGCTGCTAGATCAAAAATAGAGCTTATTGCGCGTATCATTGGTGAAGTAGGGTTCAAAGATGTTTTTCGTTTAATTCACGAGCTGTTAATGAAACATCAAGATCGAGAAATGATGTTAAATGTAGCAGGTAATTTTCAAGCAGTGCGACCTAGTGAATGGCGCAAGCGTCAAAATACAACAGTTGAAATTGGCATGGGTTCAATATCAAAAGAACGCCGTATGGTAGCTTTAGAACAAGTTATGGCAAAACAAAATGAATTAGTAGCAAATGGTGGCATGGGAACAATGGTTCAACCATTTCAAATTTATGAGTCGTTGCGAGATATGACAGAAGCGTACGGATTACAACCACAAGCGTATTTTAGTGATCCGCGTTTTGCGCCACCGCCACCACCTCCGCAACCTGACATGCAAGCAGAGTTAGCGATGACACACGCAAAAGCGTTAATGATGGACGCAGAATCTAAAATTCAAAAGAATCAACTCGATATGGCACGAACACAAGCAGAGATGCAATTAAAAATGCGTGAGATTGAGTTAAAAGCGCAAGAGATACAACTAAAAGCTGATATCGAGCGCATGAAAGGGGAGTTGGCATCAATTCAACGAGAAACCGATGCAGATACTAAAGTTGCAAACTTAGAACTAGAGATGGGTAAACAAGCAACAGCGCAACGACTTGAAGAATTGGAGTTACAGTTAAAAGCCGTTCAGGAAGAACGCAATCAAGAAATTGAATTATATAAAACACAAACAAATAATTTAACAAAACTTGTAACTGAAGAAATGAAACATGATGGTCAAGCTGAAGAATCGCAAGAACTCAAAGCGTTAGTCACGCAGTTAATGAACGAAAACGAGCAGCTTAAACAAAATATTGAGGCGTTAAATGGCTCGAGTTGAAAAAGAACGAGCTTTTAAAGCGCAACAAATACTAGATAACGAGATTTATCAAGAAAGTATAAAAATCATTCAAGATCAGTTAGTGGAAGCATGGCAAAACACCGCAGTGTCGCAACAAGAAGAAAGAGAGAAAATCTATCAGATGTTGTTAGCGACCAAACAAGTAGTAAGTTATTTTGAAAAAGTTTTAACAACCGGAAAAATGGCAGAGATGCAGGAGTTAGAAAATGGCTGAACAATTAAGTATTGAACAAAGAATCGAACAGGCAATGACCTCACCAGAGGAAGCACCCCAAACAAATAATCAACCTTCCCTGCTCAACTCTGAGCAAGAGCAACCTATAGCAGAGGAAGTAGTTGAATCTAATGTAGAGGAAACTACGGAACCTGAAGTAGTAGAGCCTGATGATGTTGAAGCAATACCAGAAGCAGCCGAGCAAACAAGTGAAGAAACTGAAATACCTTTAAATTCTTTAAATGAATTAGCAGAGCACATTGGAGTCGATGCTGCTGATTTATATAAATTACGGGTAC